GGCTCGGCTACATCCTGCACCACGTGCCGGCGCCGGTGCTGGCGGTGCAGCCCACCGTGGAACTGGCCAAGCGCTTCTCGCGCCAGCGCATCGACCCGCTGCTGGAGGAAACGCCGGCGCTGCGGGAGCGGGTGGCGCCGTCGCGGGCGCGCGACAGCGGCAACACGATGCTGTCGAAGGAATTCCCTGGCGGCATCCTGGTGCTGACCGGCGCGAACAGCGCGGTCGGGCTGCGCTCGATGCCGGCGCGGTTCCTGTTCCTTGACGAGATCGATGCCTATCCCGGTGACGTCGAGGGCGAGGGCGACCCGATCGCGCTGGCCGAGGCCCGCGCGCGCACCTTCGGCTGGCGGCGCAAGGCGTTCCTGGTCTCGACGCCGACCATCGCCGGGCGGAGCCGGATCGAGCGGGAATACGCCGCCTCGGACCAGCGGCGGTACTTCGTGCCGTGCCCCCATTGCGGCGAGATGCAGTGGCTGAAGTTCGAGCGGCTACGCTGGGAGAAGGGCGACCCGCGCTCCGCGCGGTATCACTGCGAGGCCTGCGACGCGCCGATCGACGAGCATCACAAGACAGCCATGCTGGCCGGCGGCGAATGGCGGGCCACCGCCACGGCCGAGGATCCGCACACGGTCGGCTTCCACATCTCGGCGCTCTACTCGCCGGTGGGCTGGTTCTCCTGGGAGCAGATCGCGCGGGATTGGGAGGCGGCGCAGGGCAAGCCCGAGGATCTGAAGACCTTTCGGAACACGGTGCTCGGCGAGACCTGGCAGGAGCAGGGCGAGGCGCCGGATTGGGAGCGCCTGGTCGAGCGGCGCGAGGATCTCCGGATGGGCGTCGTGCCCGCCGGTGCGCTCTGCCTCACCGCCGGTGTGGACGTGCAGGATGATCGCCTGGAATGCGACGTCTGGGGCTGGGCGGAAGGCTATACCTCATGGCTGGTCGATCACGTGGTCATCCCCGGCAGTCCGCGCGAGCGGGAGCCGTGGGACGCGCTGGCGAAGCTGCTGGCGCGAGACTGGCCGCGCCTGGGCGGCGGCGCGATGCGCATCGCCCGCCTCTGCGTCGACACCGGCGGCCGCGACACCGCCTCGGTCTATGGCCATCTCCGCCGGCTGCGGGATCCCCGCATCGCGCCGACGAAGGGCGTGGACGGCTGGAACCGCGCCCAGCCCGTGCAGGGGCCGACGCCGGTCGATGCGCTGGTCGATGGCCGCAAGCTCCGTCGCGGCCTGAAGCTCTGGACGGTGTCGGTCTCCACCTGGAAGGCAGATCTCTATCGCCGGCTCTGGCTCGGCCGGGGTGATGCCCAAGAATTCCCACAGGGCTGGGTGCATCTGCCGCAGGGCATCGAGGCGGAGTGGGTGAAGCAGCTGGTCGCGGAGCAGCTGCGCACAGTGAAGGATCGCCGCGGCTTCGCGCGGCAGGAATGGGCGAAGCTGCGCGAGAGGAACGAGGCGCTGGATTGCGCGGTGCTGGCGCGCGCGGCGCTGTGGCTGCTCGGCGCGGACCGCTACGGCGAGCGCTTCTGGGCAAGGCTTCGCGAGGACGTCGCGAACGCGCCGCTGCGGCCGAGCGAGGTTCCCACCAGCGGGAATGTCGCTCCGCCACCGCCGCCGCAGGTCGCGCCCGACGCCCACCGCCCGCGTGGTTGGCTCGCGCCGCGCACCGGCTGGCTGCGCTGACAGGGAGGACGAGCATGGACCCGACCGTCCTCGCTTGGGCGCTGGCGCAACCCGCCGGCAGCCGGGCGGCCGCGCTCGCTTCAGCTTACACCGGCGGCACCACGCGCGTGACCTTCGACGGCCGCACCGTGGAATATCGCAGCCTTGACGAGCTCGGCCGGGCGCTGGCGGTGCTGCGCGGGGCGGAGATGGCGACGGCGCGGCGTCCCTCGGTGACGCTCGCCAGCTTCTCGCGCGGGGGAAGCAGGTGATGGGCCGGCTCCGCGATGCCTGGAACGCGCTGCGCGGCTACGCGGCCGCGCAGGATAGTGGGCGCCCTCCGGCGGCAGCGCCACCGCCGAGGTCGGCATGGCGGCGGCGACGGTGGCGCGCCGCGCCCGCGACGCCGTCCGCAACGACCCCTACGCCAGCCGCATCGTCGATCTCTGGACCGGCAATGCGGTGGGCGCCGGCATCACCACCCGCTGGCCGGACAGCCGCCACGCCGATGCGTGGCGGCGCTGGGCCGAGAGCACCGCCTGCGACGCCGAGGGGCGGCTGGACCTATACGGCCTCCAGGCGCTGGCGATGCGCGCCGTCGTCGAGAGCGGCGAATGCTTCGTCCGCTTCCTGATGACGCAGCCCTCGCCGACGAACCCGATCGGCCTGCGGCTGCAGGTGCTGGAGGTGGACCACCTCGACACGGCGCGCAACGGGATGCTGGCGGGCGACGCCACCATCCAGGGCATCGCGCTCGGTGAGGCCGGCGAGCCGATCGGCTACTGGCTGCATCGCGTGCATCCCGGCGCGGCCTGGACACTGCCGGGCGCCACCTGGCTCGGCAGCGAGCGCATCCCGGCCAGCGACGTACTGCACATTTATCGCAAGCGCCGGCCGGGCCAGCTGCGCGACGTCTCCTGGCTGGCGCCGGTGCTGCTCCGGCTACGCGACCTCGGCGACTACGAGGCCGCGCTGCTGATGAAGGCGAAGATCGAGGCGTGCCTGGCGGCGGTGGTCACCGAGGAAGGTGACGAGGCGCTCACCGGCGCCGCGGCCGGCTTGCTGCGCGACGCCCAGGGCCGGACGGTCGAGAGCTTCGAGCCGGGGATGATCCTCTATCGCCGCGGCATGGGATCCGTGGAGGTCGTGAATCCAAGTGGCGGCGGATCGCACGCCGCCTTCGCCCGTCGCGCGCTCGAGGCCGCTGCGGTCGGCGCCGGCCTGACCTACGACCAGGTATCGGGCGATCTCACGCAGGCGAACTACTCCAGCCTGCGGGCCGGCAAGATCGAGTTCCGCCGGCTCTGCGAGCAGGTGCAGTACGGCATGCTCATCCCGATGCTGGTGAGGCCGATCGCCGAGCGCTTCCACGCGCAGGGCGGGCTGCTCGGGCTGTGGGGTGCCGAGATGCCGGACGGCGTCAGCCACGTTCCGCCGGCGCACGAGATGATCGACCCGCTTAAGGACACCACGGCGCTGATCGCCCAGGTGCGTGCCGGCTTCGTGCCGCAGCCGGAGGCGGCCGGCGCCTTCGGCTACGATTTCCGGGCCGCGGTGGAGATGATCCGCGAAGCCAACGCCCTGCTCGACGAGGCCGGCATCTCGCTCGACACCGATCCGCGCCGCGTCGCGAAGTCCGGCGCCGCCCAGGACGCGGCGCAGATGGCGGCCGTCGAGATCGCCGCCACCGGCGCGGCCGCTCCGCCGCGCGAGACACCAGCAGAAGGCTGATCATGACCGAACCGATCGAACCGGGCGGCGGTGACGCCGCGCCGGAGGGCGATGCTACGCCCGATCGACTTCCCGCTGGTGGGCAGTCGATCGTCGCGCATCGCGCCATCACCGCGCCCGCCACCGTCGATCGCGCCGCGCGCACGGTCGAGGTCGTGTGGTCCACCGGCGCCCGCGCCCGCAACTTCGTCCCGAGCCTCGGCCTGATCACCGAGGAACTCGAGATGTCACCCAACGCGGTGCGCATGGACGCGCTCCGCTCCGGCAACGCCCCGGTGCTGAACACCCATCGCAGCCTCGACGCGCGCGACGTGCTCGGCCGCGTCACCGCCGCCCGCATCGAGCGCGGCCGCGGCTACGCCACGCTGCAGTTCTCGTCCGCTGCCGATGTCGAGCCAGTCTGGCAGCGCATCGCCGACGGCACGCTGCGCGCGGTCAGCGTCGGCTACCGGGTGCACCGCTACGAGCCGCGGCCCGACGCCACCACCGGCACCACTGTCCACCGCGCGGTGGATTGGGAGCCCTTCGAGATCTCCGTCGTGCCGATCCCGATCGATCGCGACGCCGCCGTCCGCGCCCAGGGGGACCAGGGCTCCCCCATGCCCGCCATCGAACCCGCCCTGCCGGATGAGGACACCATCATGCCCGACACCACCGACACCCCCGCTGCGCCGGAGCAGCCGGCTCCGCCCGCGCCCGCCGCACCGCCGTCCCCGCCGCCTGCCGACCAGGCGGCCGAAGCGGTCCGCGCCGAGCGC